CTCGCTGCCGGAGTTTGTGCCGAACAAGCAAGAATGATATTGCCGTTGAGCATGATGACAGAATGGTATTGGACGGGGAGCCTGTATGCATTCGCAAGGGTGTGCAATCTTCGGTGTGCGAAAGATACTCAGAAAGAAACGAGATACATAGCAGACAGAATCAGCAAACTAATTAAACCACATTTTCCACATAGCTGGGAACATCTTACTAATAGGGGAAGCGTCAATGACACCGAAGACAACACTACAGCAGCAACCTGATATGTCCATTTTACAGGAGTATATTCATAGATCAAGATATGCGCGATGGTTGCCTGAAGACGGAAGACGCGAAACCTGGGGAGAAACTGTTGACCGATATGTGGATTTCTTTGAGAATCATATAAAGGAAAATACAAAGGGTTCTATCAAGGGCATACGGAACGATATTCGTAGTGCAATCTTTAATATGGAGGCAATGCCCTCCATGCGCTCATTGATGACTGCTGGCCCGGCATTGGAACGAGAGAATATTGCCGGATATAATTGTGCATTTATTGCTGTTGATTCTCCCCGTGCATTTGATGAAACTCTTTATATTCTTATGAATGGAACTGGGGTCGGATTTACCGTAGAGACATTTCAGGTAGAGAAGATGCCAATGATTGCAGAGGAATTTTATGATACGGACACCACAATTGTTGTTGCCGACAGTAAGTTGGGCTGGGCCAAAGCACTCAAAGAATTGGTGGCAATGCTCTATACAGGACAGGTTCCTAATATTGATACCTCTCATGTTCGTCCTGCGGGTTCCCCGTTGAAGGTATTTGGAGGAAGGGCATCCGGTCCAGAACCTCTGTTAGAAACCTTTACTGCATTTATTAATACATTCAAAGCCGCAACGGGAAGACGATTGACCACTCTAGAATGCCATGACCTTATGTGCTGGGTGGCATCCTGTGTCGTGGTTGGTGGTGTTCGTCGTGCAGCATTGATTTCTCTTTCTGACTTGACGGACGAGCGAATGCGCCATGCCAAGACAGGGCAATGGTTCACCACAGAGAAGCATCGCTCATTTTCAAACAATTCGGCAGTCTATAAGGAAAAGCCTGACATTGGTGTCTTTATGGCAGAGTGGCTTTCCTTGTATAATTCAAAGAGCGGGGAGCGCGGCATTGTCAGTCGTGCAGCATTGAAGAAGAAGGTCATGGAAAATGAACGAAGAGATCCCGAACATGATTTCGGAGTCAATCCTTGTGGAGAGATTATCCTTCGACCAAAGGGATTCTGTAATTTGTCCGAGGTAGTGATTCGCTCTACGGACACAATGGCAGACTTGGAGCGAAAGGTTCGCATTGCGACCATAATTGGAACTCTTCAATCCACGCTGACCAAATTCAAGTATCTTTCTTCTGCATGGACAAAGAATGCCGAAGAGGAACGGTTGCTCGGAGTCAGTCTTACTGGGATTCAGGATAATAAAATTACAAACGGAAAAGTAAAGGGCCTGGACGGAACTCTGGATATTCTCAAGCAGGTTGCCATTGATACAAATAAAGAATGGGCAGCAAAGCTGGGAATCCCACAGTCCACGGCAATCACGACCGTCAAGCCATCGGGAACTGTCTCGGTTCTGGTGGATTCGGCCAGCGGAATTCATTCTCGATATGCCCCGTATTACATTCGGAATGTTCGTGCCGACAAGAAAGACCCGGTGAGTCAATTCATGATTGACTTTGGGGTTCCTGTAGAAGATGATGTTATTGCACCTGACCACAATCATGTTTTTTCTTTTCCTGTTGTGGCACCAAAGGATTCTGTAGTCACGGAAGATAGGACTGCCCTAGAACAATTAGAAATTTGGTTGACATACCGAAGGCATTGGTGCGAACACAATCCTTCGGTCACAGTTTCGGTGAAAGAGCATGAATGGATTGAAGTGGGCGCATGGGTCTATGAACATTTTGATGAATTGGGTGGTATTTCTTTCCTTCCTTTTACGGACCATATATACAAGCAGGCACCATTTATACCAATTACAAAGAAGGAATACGATGAACATAACTCAAAGATGCCAGAAAGTTTGGAATGGATTGCGCTCGGTGCCTATGAACAATCCGACCAGACCACGGCATCTCAAACGCTTGCGTGTACAAGTGGAGCCTGTGAGATAATCTAATATGGCAACAAATATCTCTGATCTTGACAAAGAAGAAATTACAGAACTTAACATCGAGTGCATGGAATGTGAGATGGTATATTCTGTCTTTGTCAATCCAGAGGGATTTTTGGAACAAGCCAGACATTGCCCTTTTTGTGGAGAGTATAATGTAGAGTATGACAGGGGGGATGTTGATTGACGGTTCTTGCCGGAATAGATTACTCGATGACTTCCCCTGCTCTGTGTGTCTTTGATACGAGAGATGGGAAATATTGTTTCGAGAATGTCGGTGTCTATTTTCGGTCAAATCTGGCAAGGTTTGAATTGTTCAAAGAAGGAAATGTCAATGGAGAAAATCACAAACCTTTCAAGTGCGACATGGACCGATATGATGATATTAGCGATTGGGCTGTATCTATCTTGGATGGTGCGGGTGTCGAGAAGGTATTTTTAGAAGGATATTCATTTGGTTCAACTGGGAAGGTTTTTCACATTGCCGAGAACACGGCTATTTTGAAATATAATTTATGGGATTTAAATATAGATATTGAGATTTTGGCACCCACGACGATCAAGAAGTTTGCGACAGGTTCGGGGCGTGCATCCAAGGAAAATATGTATGAGAAATTCTGCGAAGAGAATCCTTCGGCGGGGCTGCGGGAAACTTTGACTCCCAGGTCTTCAAATGTAATAAATCCGGTAAATGATATAGTGGATGCCTATTATATTTTAAAGTATGGGATATTTAATAATGGGAAATCTGAAAAAAATGACCCGCCGGGTTGACATTGGGCGTTTGGTGCTTATAATAGGCCCCATGAGGGGGAAACTGTAGACATGGACCGCGACCTATATAATAACATAAGGAATTTAATTAAAGATATTAAAAAGCAATTAGGAAATGACAATCCCGTGGCGGACTTCGTGGCAGCGGCGGTGGTTGAGAAATTAAATAGAGATAAATTAAATATTTTTATTGAAGAAAAGGATATAGTTAAAAAATGAAGCAGCAGGTCGGAGTAATTGTTCTAGGGGAAGGGATGAACGTAGAACCTTTCAAGCAGAGGTTTCGGGATCATTATGAGGATGTAGACCCGAAGGTTCGTAAGCCAATCAAATTGGCATTTGTAGAGAACGATGGTGCAATAGAGGTATGGGAGGAGTAGTGTCATGAAGACGTTGAAAGAGTCTATTCATGATGAAGAAATAACTTGGAATCATGTGATTAATGCCAAGACCAGAGATGAACTAAATGAAGTTTCTTTGGGTCGGGTGTATCAGCATATCAAGAAGGAGAAGTTGAGTTCATGGGCAATTCTTACTTCCTATCGGGATGAGAATAAGCCATCAAAAAACAAGTCAGACTTTAAGAGACTCCAGCAGCAGATTCGCTCTGCAAATCTTGGTTTCTTCAAGTTGGTCGGACACGGGCAGGAAGAGGATGATGATGGAAACATTCAATCCGTCAAGGAACCTTCCGTGTTTGTTCCCGGCATTAGTTATGATTTGGCAACCAAGTTGATGGATGAATACAATCAATTTGCAATTGTGTTTTCGGGGCCAGAGACGAATGATAAGATTTCTCTGGTAGAAAAGGGAGGAAAGCAGACGGATCTTGGCGGGTTCAAGCCCCAGAAGATTGCACAGTTTTATTCCAAGGTGAAAGGAAAGTCATTTGTTTTTGAATTGAAAGCCTCGACCATTAACGCGGCAAGGCTTTTGGTATTATCCGGTCGAGATATACCGGGTATAGATTACCCTATATAGTATAGAGTAATCATTTAGTATGGTGCGTGAGTAGTGTTGGCATATTTGCGTACCTTTTTGAAAGCCAACGTAATGGAGAAACACTAATATGGCATTTGCAACAAACTCTAAGACACGCAAGGTTGTGGACTATTTGGCAGAGGGACGGACCCTCACGCCAGCACAGGCAGAGGCTCGGTTCGGTATCAAGAACATGAGTGCCACCATGTCCACGATTCGGGACACGGTAGAAGCCTATGGTAACTGGGAAGTCACCAAGGATACTGCCAAGAATGGTTCCACCAAGTACGGCATCGTCCGTGCCTAGTCTTAGGTAAACCAAACTGAATTGGGAGGGGGCTTTCGAGCCTCCTCCCAATTCGTGTTTTTTGATTTGGAGAAAAATTATGTCTGATGACAATGAATTTGAACTTAAAATTGCTCCACCCGAAGAGAGAGAAGCTAAGGGAGGAAGTGAATTAATTTACAATCGTGTGTTGGATCGTCTTGATGATGAGATTAAAGATGAATTCGTTATCATCATGCAAAGGGTTCGTGACCATCATTTGGATAATGATAAAAAGAAAATTCTTTGGCTGGAAGATCTTCCTGAAGACCCTGAGTCGCAACATCTAAAAGATCCTGAATCAAGAAAGCAATATTCTAAATTTGTTTTTCCGACTAATTGGGCCATGTGGGATTTTCATCAAAAATTGGGGGTTCCTTACGAGGATTCTATTGTTATTCCGAATTGTATTGAACCAATTCCATTACACGAAAAGCCAAAGACAGACCAGAAGAAAATTATTTATTTTTCAACTCCTCATCGTGGATTGAATATTCTTGAATCTGTTGTTCGATTTATGGAAGATTCGAGAAATGATTTTGAGGTTGATGTATATTCTAGTTTTAAAATTTACGGGAGAGATGAACAGGATGAATTGCCGGAGTTTCAGGATCTTTATGGAAGACTCGATGAACTTAAAAGCGTAACTATGCATGGGTCAGTTTCCAATGACGAGATCCGAAAGGCATTGACTGAGACTCATATTCTTGCATATCCATCTAATTATAGGGAAACTTCTTGCCTTGTTGCCATCGAAGCAATGGCTGCCGGGTGTCTTGCAGTTGTTCCTAACTATGCTGCCCTGGCCGAAACCTGTAAAGATTTTTCCTATATGTATCAATGGCATCCGTCAATTCAAGAACATGCGGCGTCACATTATCATTATCTTTGTCATGCCTTGAATAATTTTTGGACGGACACAACCCAGGGAATATTGGATTTACAGACAGTTCATTATAATTATTTTTATAGCATGGATATGTGTATGAATAAGTGGAATAGTCTTTTGACGAGTCTCAGGGATTAGTGATGTGGGTGATTAAGGATGTCATTGAGAAAGAAAAACTTATTGGTGTCTATAATAAATTAATCAATGAACCTTCTTGGTATTTGTCTCGCGGAAGTAATAGAGGAGATATCACAGCCGGAACCTTTCCGGGCATGAATATATTAAATGGTGATGATGTTATTAGTTCTCATTGGTTGAATTATTTTGAATCTTTGTTACCAGATATAGATAATAAATGTAAAGACCAGTACGGATTTGGGTTGCCTGAAAATTTATTGAGAATTCATTTGGTTGCAAAGCAGGAAAATGCCAATGCAGAATTTCACATAGATATAGACAACCCGAAGGCAATGTCATTGATTGGAATGTTAAGCCCTGTCTGGGAAGATTCGTGGGGAGGGGAGTTTTATTGCAATGATGAGAAGGTTAATCATTCTCCTGGTAGTTTTATTTTGATTAAGAGTAATCAATTGCATAATGGATTAGGCCCAAGAGTAAAGACTCCATATTGGAGAATTATTGTTAATTATATTTTGATATAGGGAATTTGAAATGAGAGCAATTGTAACAGGTGGTATGGGATTTATTGGAAGTAATTTGGTTGATTGTTTGATTGATGATGGCCATTCAGTTGTCGTGTTGGACAATATGTCAACGGGTCGCGTGGAATATGGAAACAAGAGTGCCGAGTTTCATCATGTGGATGTATGCGATTCTCTTCTGGATTACATTGATTTGTTCCGGGGCGTTGATGTGGTTTATCACATGGCTGCCAAGACAAATGTTTTGGAGTCAATTGAAAATCCATTGGAATATGATGAAACAAATGTGAGAGGGCTGTTTAATGTTCTTGATGTTTCTCGGCGGTCTGGAGTAGGGAGAGTTGTGTTTAGTTCTTCTTCTGCTGTCTACGGAAACGGCGACACCTATAGGTTGTCGGAAGTTAGTTCTTACCCAAAGCCCATAAGTCCATATGGGTATGGAAAACTCATGGGAGAATTGCATTGTAAGATGTTCAATGAGGTGTATCGTCTTAATGTGATTTCTTTGAGATATTTCAATGTCTATGGAGAGCGCCAGCCGACAGACGGAACATATTGCCCGGTAATTTCTGTGTTTGCAAGGCAGCGTCTTGAGGGCCATATGATGACCATTCGAGGAACTGGCGAACAGCGTAGAGATTATGTCCATGTTGGGGATGTAGTCAATGCAAATATGCTCGCGGCAGAATATGGTAATATTGATGCCGGGGTATATAATATTGGAACAGGAATTGGAACTTCTGTGAATGATGTTGCCGATATGATTGGTGGCGAGAGAATTAATGTTGTTCCTGCAAAAGAACCCTATCGCTCTATTGCAGACAATAGTGCCGCCAAAAGAGGCTTGGGGTGGGAACCTACAGTAGACCTCAAAGATTGGATTGATGTCTATAAGGAAAAGATTGGATTGTAATGATTGATCGACTTGCAGTATTTATTCTGACATATCATAATCATAATCGAGAACAACTTGATAGGTGTCTGTGGTCTATTGAACAACAGGAGGGTATTGACTTTGAGCCTATTATCGTTGTGAACTCTACGGACGAAACCTATTTTCCGAAAGTGAAGGAATGGTTTGGGGATGATTATTCTGTCGTAGAAACCGAGAGCGATGGATACACGGGGAAGGGAACCAACTCTGTTCTTGAGTATTATCGGAACTCGTTGATTTCTGAATTCTCTCATATGTGTATTATTGATGGGGATGATTACTATTACCCAATGGCATTTGATTTGATAAATCAGATACATGAAAAGTCAAATTTTGATTTCCTGAGCGGCATGGCATTCCATCCAGATTCCTTGAGAACCACGCCACCAAACGACCAACGCCCGGAAGTATCTTACAAAGAAGGCCGCTGGGTTTGGACTTTTGGCGACCTTCGGGTTTCTGTATATCCCTATTTGTTTTGGATAAATGAAGGAAAACGAATTCCGGGGGGAGAGATAACATTATGCCTTTCTAACAAAGCCGCCGGAAATGAAACTCTGAAATGTCTTGAAGGTCCGAATCGTGTGGACGATTATTTCTTTCTTTTGAATGGAATTATTGCTCATATGAACAAAGAACTTGTTTTTGTCAGCACAGATTGTAATGACATATATATTTACGATTGTACGGGAGACAGTATTACTCAGGGGGATCATAAATTTGACTCTGAGTTGGGTTGGCCGTTCGATACTGATGGGCTTGTTTTGTCGGAATCAACAAAGGAAAAATATAAGGTTCTTGAAGGAATTACGAGACAACATTTGCCCTATGTAACAATGCCACAGGTATGGAGCATAGATCAAAAAGTTGAATATTTAAAGGAAAATGATTTGTCATGAATACGCATTTTAAAATTATCATTCCGGCATATAATGTAGAAGATTGGATTGAGAATGCATTGATAAGTGTCATGAATCAAGATTATGATGACTTTGAGTGTATTATTACCAACGATTGTTCTCAGGATAAGACTTCAGAAATAGTTCGTGATTTCATTTCTGATAACGAAGCCCAGGAATATTTTGTTCTTTATGAAAATGCAGAACGAAAATATGCGCTGTATAATATACATATGATGATTCAGGAAATGAATGCCGAGGATGAAGATGTGATTGTATGTCTTGACGGTGATGATTGGTTGAGCGGCGACAAGGTTCTCCCTCGATTGGATGAAATTTATGAAGAAGAAGATTGCTGGTTGACATACGGAAGTTATATGAGGTATCCAGATGGTTGGGATTCTTCTTTTCATGTGTCTGAATATCCTCTGGAGATTAGAGAGTCTGGAGACTTCCGAAAAGATTTACAATGGAGAGCAAGTCATCTCCGCTCGTTTAAATATAAGATTGCAAAACGATTAGAAGAATCAGATTTTCTCGATAAGGGCGGAAATTATTATCAGATGGCTTGGGATCAGGCTGTAATGTTTCCGCTGATGGAAATGGCGTGTGAAAAGGTTCATTTTGTGCCGGAAACTCTTTATGTATATAATGATGATAATCCTATTAATGTGCATAAGATAGATAGACAAAAACAAATTGAAGTGTCCGAAGAGATTCGAGCCAATCATGCCAAAAAAGAATCTTTGATTGGGGTAATATAAAATGAAAATTTTCTTTGACCATGTTGATTGGAATTCTTCTGCCGGGCCGCATTGGTTTGCCGCAAAACTGGCGGTTGCAATGTCAAAAAAGGGCCACGAGATTACACACGATAATCCAGATGTTCAATTGGCATTTGTTGAAATGACACAGCAAATGGATGGGGTTCCTTTGGTTCAGCGTCTTGATGGGATTTGGTATAACACCAAAACAAATTACAAGGCAATGAATGAACAGATTAAAAAAACATATGATGTCGCAGACGGAGTTGTTTTTCAGTCTAAGTTTGATCGAGATTTTATCATTCATCATTTTGGAGAACCTAATAGATATGAAATAATTCATAATGGTGCAGACATGAATAATATTGAAAATATTCCAGAAGCAACTGGTTTGGATGCATA